AAATTTAAACACAACACTTAATAGTGTTCCTTTACAAATTTTTATAGGATGATTACCACAAAAAAATTACTATCAGAAATAGGTGAAAAAATGTACCAAACTCTGGTGTATATAGAGTTTATTGATACAACCGATATAACTCACGTAATACAGCTTATTAGAGCATTACCGGAAGTTACTGTTGTAAACAACAGGTCCGATAAGGAAGATTTAAATCCTAGAGGGTACGTAAGTGTAAAACTAGTAACTAAGAAAACCGGAGTAGAAGCCTTTAGTGACTTAAAAGCTACAGCTTTATCAAAAGTAACAGAAGTTCGTAAATTTAATTACGTTCCTGAGAATATCAGACGTATAGAATCTTTTTAAAATGGCACTTTACGGTAGCGCTAGAGATGTATCATTCTTTCGACATATTAGCCGAGAGTTGATAAATAATATAATAGAACAAGAGGTAGCCTATTACAAAATAGAATTAAAGGACAGTAATACCAACGTGTATGGTGAATCTTCTGAAAAATTTTATAAAGACCCTTTTCTAATCAATTGTTTAATTACTAGAGGTGACCAGGTGTTTAGCGATAGCGATTTTGGACCGGATGTTACTAGAGAGGTATCTTTTGCATTTCTGCGAGATGATTTAGTTGATGATACGTTAATACCGGAGGTAGGGGATGTAATTGTTTGGCAAGAAAAATATTTTGAAGTTAATCAAATAGTAGAGAACGATTTAGTAATGGGTAAATCTGAAAACTACTACTACTCTGAACATTTACAAAATTTTGGAAGTAGTATATCTATAATTTGCAGAGCACATTTAACAAGAGCAGAAAAAGTTGGAATACAAAGACAAAGATTATGAGTGAATTACCTAAAGATCCGGAAGGTTGGACAGATGTCTCTAGTAAGACAGGTAAAGCTACCCCGAAACAATTTACACTACAAGCTACTGAGGTAGATCCAGAGACAGGTGCCGTGACTTCAAAAGTCGTATACTTACCAACATTTGTAAGATTTTTCAAACAGTATCAAGAGGTAAAAAATTTAATAACGCCGTTAAAAAGAGAGTACCCAGACGATACAAAAGTTTTAGATAATCTATATCAGACAATGGACAGTGAATCAAGAAGTCTTAAAATATACCTAACTAAAAAGTATCCACAGTGGAGAAGATATTTACGATAAATGGCGACTAGACGTCCGCTTCCTGAAACTCAAAAACATTTAACTGAAGCGTTAATCAAACCAGATACGCAACAGACTTCCTATACTGCTCCGGATTTAAACAGGGGGTATGAAACTGCTGCAACCGCTGAAGATCCGCTTCCGCTTACTGTTAGGTTAGAAGATTTAGACACCGCTGTAGATTATTACTTTAAGAACGTTATTAAACCAACAGTACTGCAGAATGGTACAACAATTGAAGTACCGGTTTACTACGGTTCGCCAGAGAGGTGGGTAGCTATTCAGAAAGATGGATACCTAAGGGATAATTCTTCAAAGCTACTTGTACCGTTAATTGTGTACAAAAGAACAGGAATAACACGAAACAGGGGGTTAAGTAATAAACTCGACGGTAACAAAGTTAATAACTTTTACGTAGTAAGAAAAAAATACGATAAATCAAACTACTACGACAGTTTTTCAGTACTTAATAACCTACAGAACAGAAAGCCTGTTGAAAAAGTCTATATAACAGCAGTACCCGACTTTGTTACAGTTACGTACGAGTGTATACTTTTTACTGATTTTGTACATCAAATGAATAGAATTGTTGAGAGTATAAATTATGTAGCCGATGCGTACTGGGGTGAGAAGGAGGGTATGAAGTTTAAAGCATCTATAGATACTTTTAATCAAACAACAGAACTGCAACAGGGAGAAGACAGGGCAGTGAGGAGTACATTTACATTATCATTAAACGGCTATATACTACCTGATGCTGCTGTTCGGAATTTCTCCTACAACCCAATAAACTATTCACCAGCACAGGTAGTGTTTACTACAGAGGTTGTTTCAAACATAGATGCAAATACCGGAACTAACAGCCAGTAGTGTATATTTATAAGAAAATAAATGGCTGTATATAAGATTTTTGCCGAAAAAGATGCTACAATCTACTCTGCTTACCCGACAGCAAATACCGGGAGAGATGCTATTTTAGCAATAGAAAACGTAGATACTGCTTCCGCAGGGTTGAGCACGGGGATTAGTAGAAGTTTAATTAAATTTACAACAGCAGAAATTACTAATTTTATAACAAATACTGTCGGAAACGCCATGTATTCTGCCTCATTAAAGCTATACGTAGCCAATGCAGGTATAATTCCAACTAGCTTTACATTAGAATGTTTTCCAATTTCCGGAGCCTGGGATATGGGAACAGGTAAATACGGAGATATACCGGTCAATACTTCGGGAGTAAGCTGGCAATCAAGAACGCTCGACGGATTAAACCCCTGGCAGACTAGTAGCTTTCCGGCCGGAGTAACAGCTTCTTTTGCTACCGGAGTGGAGGGAGGTGGTAACTGGTATGTTACTTCTTCGACATATGGTACGTCAATACGAGCAACACAGTCTTTCAATTACAACGATACTTTAGATGTTAATATTGATATAACAAACCAAATTAAGGAGTTTGTATCCGGGAATCTTGTCAACGATGGACATCTACTTAAGTTCACATCCAGTATTGAAAATAGCAGTGCCTATGGAGGTATAAACCTATTTTCTATGGATACTCGAACCATTTACCCGCCGTGTTTAGAAATAAAGTGGAGAGACTATAGCTACAATACCGGCTCCTCAACAAGAACTACATTAAGTACTTTACCAGCAGTTGTAACTTTAGATTCAAACCAGTACAAGTATACACAAGGATCTGTACAAAGATTTAGATTAAATGTTAGACCCCAATACCCGGTACGGCAATTTGCGACATCTTCGGTCTACCTAAATAACTACTACCTACCGACAGGGTCATATTACCAAATCCGTGATGAAAAAACCGGGGAAATAGTAGTAGACTTTGATAATAATTTTACACAAATAAGTGCCGATAGTACTTCAAATTACTTTGACGTATACACTTACGGACTACAGCCCCAAAGGTACTATACAATTTATATTAAAACCACTATAGACGGTAGTACTGTAATTCTAGGTCAAAATTCAACATTTAAAGTAGTAATTTAATTCCACATTTTGAACAACTTTGGGATATTTATAAACAACAATATTTAATAAATACTTCTTATTATGGCAGAGACTTTAATATCTCCGGGGTACTTAACAAGAGAGAATGACCAATCTCAAATAACTCAACTGCCCTTAGCAGCAGGAGCAGCTTTTGTAGGACCAACAGTAAAAGGTCCTGTAAACCTACCTACTATAGTTAGGTCTTATAGCGATTACGCAGCTACATTCGGCGATGCTTTTGTCTCCGGAGGTCAGAGTTTATCTTATTTAACAACAACCGCAATCTACAACTACTTTCAAAACGGCGGACAGACTGCGTTAGTAACTAGAGTTGTAAGTGGAACTTATACCTCTGCAACCGCAAGTGTTGCTAGCAGTACTACCCCAACCGGAGGTACTTCAGCCAGTGCCGCTTTCAGTGCTTCTAGTACTGGATTTATTTTTAACGGATCACCGGTAGTAAGAGTAGGTGTAGGGAGTACTAATTACTTCTTTTACCCAACCTCGAGTGGTACATGGACAGATGATACTGACGGAAGTGATCAAATTTATTACTACGCAAGTGCATCTAATCAATCTGCAAGTTTCTTTAACTTAACTCAAAAAATAAACACAGTATCCGGACTATCCGGCTTTGTAGCAACAACAGGGTCAACAACCTCAACTAGTACGGTGTTAATTTTTAGCGGATCAGCTGGGTTTAATGGTACAGTTGTAAGTACAGGGTCTAGTACTATTGTAGCTAATCATACAACACAGGCTACACTGAGCGGAGGTATTGCAGGAATAGGGTCAACTGCTTTTGTACTTGAAACAATATCGCAAGGAGTTATCATGAATAGCTCTTCATCACTCGACTCCAACCAAGCGTTAGCTACTGGATCAAAGGATAACGTAAGGTGGGAAGTTGCAACGTCGAACACAAGTTCAGGAACATTTACACTGCTTGTACGTAGAGGAGATGATAATAACAATACTAAAGTAGTACTTGAAACCTTTAGGGATTTATCATTAGATCCAAATGCAGATAACTTCATATCTAAAGTTATTGGAGATCAAAACCAAGTACTTACTGCTGGGCAGATCGTAACAACAGGTACATATCCAAATGCTAGTAAGTATGTACGGGTTAAGTCGGTAGTTACAACTCCAAACTATTTCGACAATAGTGGAAATCCAAAATCAATATACAGTGCATCACTGCCTGTAGTATCTTCTGGATCTTTTGGAGGAGCTATAGGTGGTATATCAACCGCTATTGCAATGTACGACCAGGTAACAACCGGTAACATACAAGGTTTAGCAGGATCAGATTACGATAGCATATTAACATTGCTTGCTAACAAAGATGATTATAAATACAATATCCTAAGCTTACCTGGATTAACTTTACAAAATGCATCTTCACAGCTATCAACTGCTGCAATAAATACTCAGAATAGAGGAGATGCTATTTTGATTGTGGATCCATCTAACTACGGAGAATCACAAACAGCTACTATTAATAGAGCAAGATCTCTAGATAATTCCTATGCAGCAGCTTACTGGCCTTGGGTAAGAATCACAGATCCTGTAGTAGGTAGGCAAGTATGGGTACCTGTAGGAACTTTAATTCCGGGTGTATATGCAGATAGCGATAGAAGATCTGCACCATGGTTTGCACCTGCAGGGTTAAATAGAGGTGCATTAAGCAATGTACTATTTGTTGAAAGAAAATTAAACTCAGACGATAGAGATGCACTATATACTGCAAATGTTAACCCAATAGCAACATTTCCTAATAACCCTGTTGTGGTGTACGGTCAAAAGACATTACAGAAAAAAGCATCAGCTCTTGATAGAGTAAACGTACGGAGATTATTAATTGAATTAAAATCGTATATTGGTCAAATTGCTAATACTTTAGTATTTGAACAGAACAGCGAAGCTACTAGACTTTCGTTTTTAGGTAGAGTTAATCCATACCTTGAAAATATTCAACAGCGCCAAGGTTTATATGCATTCCGGGTAATAATGGATGAAAGTAACAACACAGCCGATGTAATTGATAGAAATCAACTAGTAGGTCAAATTTACATACAGCCAACTAGAACAGCTGAATTTGTTATACTAGATTTCAATGTACAACCAACCGGAGCAACATTTCCTTCCTAATTTATAACAACACATATTTATAATAAATTCATAAAATATGCCACTACTTGATCCAAATCAAATAATGTTTACTCAATTTGAACCTAAACAAAAGAATAGGTTCATTGTCCAGATAAACGGTATTCCAGCATACTTAGTCAAAGGTATGGGAGCTGTTGAAGTACAGCAAGGGGTTGTTACACTAAATCACATGAATATTTACAGGAAGGTGAAGGGTAAGACTATTTGGCAGCCAATTACCTTTACTTTATTCGACCCTATCACTCCTTCTGGCGCACAAGCCGTAATGGAATGGGTAAGATTATCTCACGAATCTATTACAGGTAGAGATGGGTATTCAGATTTTTATAAAAAAGATATAACTTTCAAAGCTATTGGACCAGTAGGTGACATAGTAAGCCAATGGGTAGTCAAGGGGGCATTTATCACAAATGCAAGCTTTGGAGATTACAATTTCGATACTGAAAACGCTGCTCAGGAAATTACAATGACTGTCGATTACGATTACTGTATCTTAGATTTCTAATTTAACTTTTTAAAATATATACACCATGTTTCAAAACAAAATAATTACTAAAAGCCTATTGATGGAAAGAGCCGGGTTAAAAACAACCTTGGTTAAAGAGATGTACGATGACCCTATGATGAACCCAGAAGAAGTAACTGAAGACGAAGTTACAGAAGGGGAGCATGAAGGAGGGGAAGATGTGGTAACTGATGCACCTGCTAAAGATACAAAAGTTATGGAGTTCCTACAGGGTATTGACAGTATCCAGGAACTAGAAGAACTTTACGATGGCTTATCTGAAAGAATGAAACAA